CAGCTACCCCTGTGGAACCAGCCGATGCAGGTACGTTTGTAACGTCTGCGTGTTGACCGCTAATAAAATCTCTTATAGCCTCAAAGGTAAAGTTTTTTGTTGCGTTATCTTCTCCAGTATCTGTCCCTGGAACCATATCCGTTAATGCTGGTGTTGCGGTTGCGTATGTACTTATTTTTGCCATTGTGATTAGTTTTTTATTTTTTTACTCTTGAGTATGTTCTTCGTTTACCACTAGTTCCAGAACCAACGTAGTATCCTAATTTAGATTTTTTCTCACCTGCACTATATCTTTTTGTTTTTTGAGTAACATACGTTTCGTTACCTTTAGATTTTTTTCCAGAAATTTCTTTAGTTTTTATTTTTCCTTTTCGTTGACCTTTTTCTTTAAATGTGGTTTTGTCAGAATAAACATCCCCTTTTACTTTTCTTCTACTTTTTATTTTTTTACTTTGGTTTTTTGTTTTATCTAAAACTAGAAACCCATCTTTTCTCTTTTCCTTAGACTTGGATAATGTTTTACCTCCAGACCTTACCGAGCTTTTAGTTGTAGTCCGTCTTTTAGTGGATTTAGTAACGGTTCTTTTTTTAACACCGTCTTTTTTAGACTTAGTTACAGTTTTAGTTCGTGCCATTGTGATTAGTTTTTTACAAAGTTAAGAAATTATATCAATAGTTTACCAAACTTCTTTAGTATTAATAAGAACAACAATAGGAACCCTCCTATCATTACCGCACTTCCGTACTTTTGCCACCAAGTAAGCTCCTGTATAACGACCTTCTCATACGGTATAATTTTCTCCGAAAAAACCGTGTCGCCATAGCATGTGTACTCATGATGGATTGTTTCTCGAAGCGTGTCGTAGAAGTATTTGATTTTAATTCGTTCATTGTTTATTACTGTTACACTGTCATGATATTGTATAAATGTTGTAGTATCATGGGTGTACTCAGGTACAACTACGGTGTCAATAACTATAATAGTATCCATTTGTAATAGATATGGGTGGTTTTTAACTAATCTATTGAGCCTTTTTTGTGGGGTACATCCTACTAAAACGGCTGCAAAGATAATAAATATTTTAAGACTTAGGTAACGCAATTAAAGAATCTTTTGAACGTAAGAATAATAATCCTGTGGTCATCCATCCTGACATGTCCTCAATGGTAGCCTTTTCCATAAATATCATGGTGCCACAGAATACAAGAATTAATAAACCTAGTATTGTAGTAACGTAATTTGAAAATAATCTATTTTTCATGTTTGTTTTTTTTAAGTGTTATCCCATCTAGCCTTAGTACCTCTACGGTCATAATGGGTAAATGTGTTGTATCTTCCTAATCCACCCTCTTCAATAACTCCTATTCTAATTAATCCCTCTATAACATCGGCTAGTTCACTAGGGCTATGGCTACTTACTGCCAGGTCACTCGCATTTCCATTTTTATGTTCAGATTTAGATGCTCCCCCTACCTTAGCATTATAACTAGGGCATCTGTACCCTGAGTTTATTTTTATAGGTGTATTTAGAAAATCTCTAAGAGTTTGTAGGTTCTGTGCGTGTGCCTCTACATTATCTAGTATATCCTCTGGCATATCACATCCGCAGTTACAATCAAACTCAGACTTGCTAAAATTTTTAGTTAAATCTCCCATTGTTTAATTTTTTTTCTACTGACCCATCACGGTATAATTTTATTACCATACCATTGTAGTCTGTGTTTACTTCTTGCCCAAAGATATTAAATATTTTTACTAATTCTTTAATTTTAGGCTCAATTATTACGGATACAGGGAAAAATGTTTCTGTTGTTCCATCATAATCTGTCTGTGATAATCTATAGTAAGAAACCCCTAATAATGGATTCTCATCTATAGCCCTGTAGTCTATTTGTGTATTACTACTGCCTGCACCTTCAATACTGGTTACTAATTCCCAATCCTCTACATCTATACTTCTTTGTATCTCATAGTAGTCGTTATTTACTTGAGATGCTACACTCCAATCAATAACCACATAGCTACCATTATATCCAGCGTTAAAGGATATTAATTCTATCGGTAAAGAAAATCCCGTTTGACCTATTCTAATCTCAAAACCTGGGTAGGTAACACTTCCATCACTAGACCAAAAAAAAGTTAAAGCCCCCGTAGGGTGACTAGATTCAAAATAAGGAGGAATAGTGGTGCCACAATAACTACCAATAAGTGTACTAAAGTCGTCCCCATCATATACCTCAAACACATCCCACCCACAGCTAGAGTTAAACTCTACATCAAAAAATCCTACCGTAGCGTTTAAGTTTCCAAAGACAGGATATATGGTTAGTGCCCCTAATCCATTATTTGTATAATCTCCCGTATATCCATCATCATATAATACGGCATTATCCGTAGTGTAGGTATACCAAAAACCATCAATAGGCATTAATAAATCAACCTGTGAATAAGTGAAAATTGGTAATAAAAATAAAAGTAATAAGGGTAGGATTTTTTTCATACTTATTTCATAAACAAACCTTCGATAAAGGTGCCAATGCCAACAAAAAAAGTTCCAAGTGCTGTCCAGAATTTAGTCTCTAAACTACGTATTCTTTTCTCTTGGTCATGGGTTTTTTCTTCCATAGACTCTAACTTAGTTTGAATCTTAATTTGACCCTCAATTAGTTTGTCTATTTTTTCTTCCATTGTTATCGAAATATTATTGTTACAAAGATACTATTTTTCTAATTTATTTTTTTTCTACGCCTTTTACGCATTCGTTTTCTCTTTCGTTTATTAGCTCTTCGTATTTTTTTCTTTTCTTTTGGACTAAGAGTTCATTTAACTAGGTTTTCTTCAGGCATAGGCTCTGTCCAAGCTGCTGTACTCATTAGCTCCAGTGCTTGCTCATGTGTTAAAACCTCAGAAGGTGTTACAGTACCATCCTTGATAAATGTTGGTTCTGCATTATACTTAATTACAAATAAAGTATCGTCTACACTTCTTCTAACTGTTGAAGCTGAACTTTCGCCAACTTGTGAAAAGTCAATGTTTTGTAAATCTGTTGCTATATTACAAATAGCATATACTAAGTGATTAAATCTTGCTTCCATTTTATTATGTTGAAACTATCCAATATTCTACTCGTGAACCCCCACACCACTCAGCGTAAATAATATTTAAAGCACTGGTAGTATATGTTCCACTTCCTATCAATACCCATCCTGCTGGAACACTAGGAGATGAACCATCGTTATGATAAATCTTTTGTACTATCCCTAATTTAGCATCAGTTAAAGAGTCAGTAATATTCCCTGTTCCTGGTGCAGATGAGGTGTTATATATTAATGGGTCATTAAAGGCTATTACTGTGCCTGTAGTTGCTGTGGCACCTTGAATCCCTGCTTTGAAATCTGCGTAGGTATATATAGTTCTAGCACTATTTGTTTGACTTGAACCTTTCTCTTCTAAATTATAGGTTGAGGTTATTCCTACAAATTGCTCATTACTTGGTATTGTTGGCATAATTTAATTGTTTTTACAAAGGTAATAAAATTCTATTTAACTTGGCACATCTGTTTCTCTGTCTGCTTCTACCATATTAACACTCTCTCCATTGTTACCACCACTTCCTTGGTCTACTAATGTCCACTTAGAACCATCCCAAGTTGCTTCTTCTCCCATTCTCCACCATCCTTCGGGAGATAGACTAGATAAATCTCCTGGTACTCCTGAATTATATATTGCAGTTACATCTGATGTCCCTAAAACAGAATACCATATAGCACACTCGTCTACATTACCATTCAAAAACCAAGGTGAACTTGTGTCGCTACCTATTGTCGGCTGATAATTAGAAATCCAAGCTGGAAAAGTAACAGTTGCTTCGGGTGTAGTATTTCCATCTACATAAGCCTTTACTTCCTTTGAAGTGTGGTCAAATGTATAAATTAAATTGTGCCAATTTCCATCATTTAAAACAGTAGTTCCAAAAGTGTTAAATAACGATACGTTTAATTCGGTGGGTGTAGCAAATTGTGACCTTATCCTACCAATTGAATAGTTTGAGCCACCAGATGAAGGTCGAGCACCAAAAGGCATTCTCGAATCATTATAATTAACCGCTTGCGAACTTTTCATCCAGCAAGAAATGCTTACATTATTGGTGCTTGAAGAAATACCAGTCGTTATATAATCATCAACCCCATCAAAAGCCATAGATTTTGTGGAAGCAAAAGATGGTGTTAAAACATTTAATAAAGTGCTGTAGTACTTACTCATTCTATAATAATTTCACTTGCTCTTAATCCTACTTGATAAATACCACTTTCACCTGTAAACTTACTATCATATTCAACATCGCCTTCAAGTTCTACTTGGTCTTTGTAATAATTAGGATTGTCTGCTATTTCATTTACCGCAGTTTGTAATTCTTCTTCAGTAAGAAATGTTTCAAGTATTGGTAATCCTGTTTCAAGTTCTGTTTGACCTTGTAAACCTACATAACCAAGCACCTTTAAACTATCTTCACCTGTTCCTTCTACTTTTCCATAAAACCATCTGTTAGGATTATCTTTTTCTATTCTTTCCATTATGCTGGCCCTCCATCAATTATTGTGTTTCCTGCCGCCACTATATTAGCTCTAGCAGTTTCTGCTGCAGTTCCACCTGTATACGTGCAACTACCCATTGAGTAAGTTACTCCTGTATTACTATTGGTAGCATCAATTCGTATTAAAAAGTTATCATATTGAGCAGTTGTCATTGGTACATCTGAAGTAGAACAAAAGTTTTGTGCAGTAGTTAAAGAACTAAAATCTGCATTTGTAGGCCATTCTAGTGATGTAACAGAAGAATAACGCACCATTTCCTTTATAGAAGCAACACTACTAAAATCATTTGTTGATGTTCCACTTCCAAAGTTTATTGATGTAACACCTGAACTTCTTGCAAAAAATTCTAAGGACTCGACACCACCACTTGAAAAATTCCACCCACTTGCGTCTATATCTGTAATTCCACTACCTTGGTAAAACATAGCGTAGAAAGTTCTAACCTGTGGAGCTGAACCTACCGCCACGATTCCTGAAAAGTCTAAACCGCTTAAATCGGGATTACTTGTAAACTTTGCACCGCTAAACATAGTTTGAGCTTGAGTTCCTCCACTTGTGTCTAAGTTATTTAACCCTGTTGGTGGTGCGTAAGGAGTAGTTGACCCAAAAGAATTGAAAGCGCTTTTCCAAATTTGCTGACTACCAAATCCTGACCAAAAGGCTGCAGGAAATTGATTTGCTGCAGGTGCGGAAGGTGAGATGTTTAAAACTTTACATTTTATAAAAGCTTCCCGAATACCTGTTGTTGATGATGTATTTGTAAACCCACTTGCACCTATTAGAGATGTTAAAGCATTATTATCTTTAAGGAAATATTGCCAAGTGGTACAACTACTTGTATCCATACCTGTTACATTTATAGTAACTTTAGACGAATCACTAGAGTTAGCACCTTGAAATGTCGATTGTAAACTTGTTGGCTTCATATTAGTCCAACTGGATAAATCTAAGTTCTCTGCCCAATCTCCTGTTGTTCCATAAAAAGTAGATAACCATCGTTGTCCTGCAGAACGCAAAGTCCAACCTGTTACGTTAGTATCAGCGTGTAGTTTTGCAAAATAGAACATATAATCGAATAGACTAGCATTTGATATATCTAGATTTGGTGCAATTACTTTACAACCATTTGTTGTTAAACTACCAACTTCTCTAAATGTAGAGGTTATTGAATTACTAACAGAAAAATCCCAACCTGTTAAATCTACACTTTCAAGATTTTTACACTTGAAAAACATACTTGAAAAGCCATTTGCGTTACCCAGATTACCAGCCCAACCAGTTAAATCTAGGTTAGTTATAGCTTCACATTCTCTAAATAATTCTGTAAAAGGACGACCTGTACTTGCCCCTGTATACAAGTTACTTACATCAGGATAATCAGTAGCTTCATAAGTCATAAATTTAGCCTTATAAAACATTCTGTAAATACTTGCCATCTCACATTCAGCAGTACCCCAATTTTTAAGTTTTTTAATTTTATAAGTGTTTGGTGTTCCCATAGAAGCACCATTCATAGTAAATCTACCATCAATTTTTACATTGTAAGTTCCTGCACTTGCGTAAGTGTGTATTATGTCGAAAGTAACACCACTATCTGAATTGCCATCTCCCCAATCTACATTGAAATTGATTCCAGCTGCGGTAGCCTGTGCAGCAGATAAACCTACGTCTATCTTAAAATCTAAGTCACCAGCGGTTGTCTCAACTTCTATTACGAATTTAGTCTCAGCACCGCCACCACCAGAAGCTGCGGCACCATTCATCTGAGATGATGAGGTTATACTATTTGAGATACCTATGTACATTCTACCAGAGAGCTAGTAAGTTAGTAGCGGTTGTAGTTGCATTAAAAACTCTTACCACCTGCACAGGTAGAAATGTGCCTGCTAATACACCAGTAAAGGTAACATCGTCACCTCCAGCGGTAAGGACCCTTAAATCTCCTGCACCACCAATGTATAGTACACAGCCGTTATTAATGGTTGTTGCACTAGCTAGTGAGGGTATGTTAACCGTATCTGACGGTGTTACCGCTGCTGCTCTACTTACTTGTAATTTTTGATATGCCATTTTTTATTTTTTATTGTAAGGAAAAAGGTCGTTCAAGGTTTTCTGGCGTTTACTGCATCCACAGTCTTTTCCCATAGCCTTGGCTCCTTTTTCTACTATTGCTTTAATGCCTGTTGTACGAGTGACCTTCTCGATTGAGTCACCCAATCCACGACTTCTCATACTTTTATACTTCATAAGGCAAAGATAAGAATAATATTTCTATCTTTGGAATTATGAGACAAATACCTGTAATATATAAAAAGAAAAGACCTAGACCAGCACCAGAGATATACGATAGGAAGGAACCTAGGTATGATTACCTAAAATTTTGGAGGGTGGTTAGATATTGGGCTAAACAAAAATATGGAATTACTACCGCAGACCTTGATATGTTGTTATTCCTACACAGTGAGGGACTATTTACTAGGGTCCAGTGTGAGAACTACGGCTCTTTAATGTCGTGGGATAAGCAACGATTTGAGAAGCTTTTACGTGATGGGTGGATTAAGAAGTGGAGAAAAAGTATTAACCATGAAAAAGCCCTATATGAAATATCATACAAGGCTAAGAAGTTTATACTTTCGGTATATAAGAAGCTAAATGGTGAAGAAAAGATTGCGGAAACATCCAGAAGGAATCCTATATTTAATAACCGAACCTGTAACTCTACCGATAGAATCTATCGTCACGCTATACGACAGTTTAATGCTGAGGTAAATCCGCCAGAATAAAAACTATGTGGTAATTATTTTCGCTGTCTATTTGATGTATAGCGGTAAATTTACTGTGGGTTTCATAAGTCATTTCGCTTTCAGGATTAAGCAACTCAGTTACGGCATAATGCACTGTTTTATAATAATCTTTATTGGAAGATATATTAGTAAAAACATAATTGTAATCCTCTAAATAGTCACTCTTAAATATTTCATAACCATCAAGGATATACTTTTTATATCCATGTTTCTTTACAAAAAACTTTTCAAGTTTAGAGTATTCACCTTTTTTACAAGCTTTTTTTAATGGCTTAATTAATTGAAACTCATCGGTATTTTGAGAAAAAATACCTATTGATAAAAATAAAGTAAGTAATAATGCTAGTTTTTTCATTGTGCGTTTTTTTTGGTTTATATAGTACCTATACGCAACAATTAAAAAAAGGTTACAAAATTATTTATTTTTTTTAGCTTTTGCTTCTAACATTCTCTGTCTAGCTAACTCCTCTGAACCTTTTCTTTTTTGGTTAGTGGTAGTAGGGTCAACACAACTTCCTCCTACTTTAATCTTTCTCATGTACTTTCCGTCTTTACCCTTAATACTACTTAAAGGACACTGACCTCCTGTAGACATTTTTGTTTTGCCGTTAGATTGTTTTTTTATGTTTAAATTTCTCATTTTTTTATTTTAAAATGTTCCTGTTAATCGTCTAATTTTTTTCTTTTTTAGTAATTTCTTATTTACTGATGTTTTAAATCCATCCTTAGATTTCTCACACATCTTAGTTTCTTTATTCCAGGTATATCCCTGTTTCTTTAGTTTTCTGGAACAAGCCATAACTATTTTGCTTTAGGACTAGGAGCTAGTGGCTGAGAAACTCTGTAGCTCATACCTTTGTCTGCACCATAGGCGTGACCATACCTTTTCTTAGACATAGCCTTAGACTCGTCTCTTCTATCTTTTAATGATTGCGTGTGCTTCCCTTTGTGTCTTCCACCTAGAGACTCATCTAATCTTGCGTTGTAACCTTGCTTTTTCATAATTATTTATTTTTTACTTTTTTTAAATGTTCCATCGGTAGCATAATAAAGAGCAACTTGTTTTTTGGTAAAACATTTACCACTTGGGCTTACGTATTTACCCTTACACTTACCTCTATTTGCCTTCTTAAATGGCATATTATCTTTTAAACCTATCGTGTATGTGTCCCTTAAACTGTGAACGTGACTCGTGGTCGTAGTGTGCATCCTTCTTTAGTGCATGTGCGTGGTCAAAATCGTTCCTAGCGGCTGCCATCTTTCCATGTGCTGCCTCGTATCTGCCGTCTATTCTTAATTTTCTCTCGTGAGAGTAATCATCCATAGCCGCTTTTTTATCTTGGTACTTGTTCATAACTTAATTTTTAAATTGTTTTTTAACCTTTTCCAAAACTTCTACTTCTTTTCTTCAACTGTCTTTGCATCTTTTTTTCTGCTTTTATAGTTGATTTTTCGTCAGCTTTAGGCATATTCCATGTTTTTACTCTCGAAATATAGTCTTTAGATTCTTTTCTAGCAGATTTGTTTTGTGACCTTTCAGTTAGAACACAAGTTTGTTCTTTTTTAGACCACTTTTTTCCTTTAGGACATTTCTTTCTCATAACTTAGTTTTTTACAAAGATACTAATATTTTCCTTTCCGTGAGCTTGGTGATGACTTAGTGGAGCCTCCCTTGCCAGCCCATAGGTTCTTACACGCCCAATAGGACGCTGTAAGCTTAGACTTTCTACTGCTGCACTTGTGCCTAGCCCTAAAACTCTTCCTAGCAGCTGATGAGTAGTTATGACCATATCCCTTAGCCCCAAAGTGGATAAGCTTCTCCTTACCACCCTCGCAGCCCTTTACCATTCGCTTCTTACCAGGTCTGGTAGAAGGTCTTGGTTTATTACAAGGCATATTAGCTTTACTAGCCATATTAATACGATTTCTCCATACCATATCCTGGGTTGTTCTTTTTAGAACCCCCCATAGTTTTAGCAAACTCATGAGCTTGTGCTTTCCCTACGGCATTGTATGGAAAAGTTTTTTCTTTTGTCTTGCCTGTATCAGGACACTTAAATTTTACTGTTGGCATAATTATTTTCTTTTAACTGGTTTTACTTTTCGTCCAGATGCACCATGCATCCCAACTCTTTTTTTCTCTGATTTCTTTCTAGTAAGCTCAGACTTACTCATCTCCCCCTTTGTTTTAGGGGTCTTACTTGAAACTCTTTTACTAGGTCTACAGTACTCATTCTTACCTCCAGCACCACACGCCTTGCCTGTTCGGGTGTCAACCCATTTCTCAGCACCCCATCTCTTTAGGTTGGAGCCTGCCTTAGTTTTTTTAACCTGACCCTTAGCCTTTCGGCATTTAGCGGTGGCCTGTGCCGCCCTAGCGGACCACTTGCCGTAGCTCTTCATTATCTTTCTATAGCACGCATCCTTTGCCACTACCTTCCCCCTGTGTTTCCTTTGTTTCGTCTACCCTTACCTTTCTTACCCCTAGCACGAACATCTCCCTTAGTGGCAGACTTACTAGCCCTGTTCTTAGACTCCTTCTCTAAAACTATACGATTTCCTTTGTGTGATACGTCCTTGCCGTCATAATTACCGTAGGTGCCGAACTCTCGGTTCTTTTTATTATCAAATACCCTACGCTTAATTTGGTCCTTACGCTTGTTATACCTCTTCTGGTACTCTAGCCTTTTCTTTCTAGCCTCTGGATTATCCCTGTAATATTTTGCTGTACGCCCTAGTGCCATAGCTTAACCCTTAATACCTTTTCTTTTATTGCGGTCTATTACCCTAAACATCTTCTTATTAGCACGGCTCTTAGGTACAAACTTCTTCTTACCACTCCTTTTGGTAATCATCTTACCCTCTACCTGGACGTTTTTACCATCTATACCGAAATCCCAGGTTCCTTTCTCAACCTTTCTCTTCTTCTTGCCATCCCCTTCCGTAGGATGTAGTGGTAGTGATGTTCTGTGACTCATGATTTATTTTTTTCTAGAGTCGTGACCCCCTTTATAGGTGGTAGCTGTTATGGCAGCACCTAAGGTTCCTAAAAATAATGCAGCCCCTGCCTTGCCGTAGTCAATATCTCTCTTTTTCTTTTTCCTATTGTATCCACCGCCTTTAGCCTTGTACTGCTTACCTTTCTTCTTTTTCTTTTTCCTATCACCCCCATCTTCTGTAGGGTGTAATGGTAATGATGTTCTATATGCCATAATCCTTGTTTGATACAAAGATATGAATAAATTACATCTTTATCACTACCTCTCTCTCCAATATTACCCCGTATACCTTGTCATCAAGCTTTACCTTGTGACCAGCACGGGAGTCGTGGTATATGATATCACCATCCTTCACGCAGTCTACCTCCGTACCTGCACTCACCACCTTACTCTTGCGATACCTTAGGCTACTCATATCTTCACCCGTCATGATTAACCCACTGTTACTCTTGAGCTCCTCAGTGATATTCTCAATTATCAAATACTTACCTACTGCTTTCATAGTCTCTTACATTAGTTATTATTGCGTTAGTGGACATAATGGTTGTCGCAACCGATACTGCGTTCTCTAGGGCGTTCTTAGTAACCTTCAGTGGGTCGATAATACCCATCTTAATCATATCCCCGTACTTCTCTGCCTTTACATCGTATCCAACACCTGGGTCTAGGTTAGGCTCTATCTCCGCTGGATTAACCCCTGCGTTGTCTAGGATTTGCTTAAATGGAGACTTTATAGCCTCAGCAAGTATAGCGTTACCTACACGGCTACTCTCACCATCACCTCGCTGGGCGAGGTCGTCCGCAATTTTTAAGAGTGCAATACCTCCACCAGGCAGGATTCCCTGCTCAATAGCGGCTCTAGTAGCACATACCGCATCATCAACCCTATCTCTTTTCTCTTTCTGCTCAATATCTGAGCCTGCACCTACATGTATAACGGCTACACCGCCAGACATAATAGCAATCCTCTCCTTTATAAACTCCTGCTCCTGGATATTATCACTAGCGTTGTACTCCTCCCACAGGTCACTAATCCTATTCTCCACGTGTAGGTTGTGGGTGTCGTCCTTTATCAGGATGGTCCCTGCCCTACTAACGATAGCTTTCTTAGCCCGTCCTAGGTCAGCCATCTGTATGGTCTCTAGGTTGTCGCCTGTATCCTCTGAGTAGTAGGTAGCACCTGTAGCTACGGCTATATCACTCATTAGGTCATGGCTCTTGTATCCAAACTGCGGTGGTATAATCGAGCACACCTTAATGATACCCTTAGCCTTGTTAAGGTTTAGCGTGTTCAGTGCCGCTGGTGACAGCGTACCAATAATCAACAGTGGCTTGCCCTCTTGGATGATAGGGGCTAGTATATGCTCTATGCTACTTGTGTGGTTTATCTCTTGGTCCGCTACAAGCACGTATGGGTTGTCAAGCACACACTCCCCTTTCTTTACATCCGTTATAAAATATTTACTAGTATACCCTCGGTCAATCTTCATTCCCTGTATCACCTCCGAGTAGGTCTCTGTTCCACTAGCATTCTCTACCGTTACCACACCGTTCTCCCCAACAGCGTCATAGGCATCAGCAATAATCTTACCTAACACCTTGTCATTGTTGGAGGATATAGTGGCTACGTCTAGTAGTCGCTTACCGTTAACTTTCTTAGCCGACCTACCTAGTTCCTTTACCACGTACTTACTACTATCCTGTATAGACCGAATAATATCGGTTAGGTTCATGTGGTCCTTAATTCGTTTCTGTGCCTCCAGCACTATCGCCTGGGTTATCACTATTGCCGTTGTTGTTCCATCGCCAGCAGACACTGCCGTATTCTCGGCTGCCTCCTTCATCATTGTAACCGCAAGGTTCTGCGTGGGGTGCATAAGGTTAATACTCTTAGCTACCGTTACCCCATCCTTAGTTACTGTAATACCGTGTGTATGATTCTCTGACTCTATTAGGACTGTCTTGCCTCGTGCACCTAGCGTACTCTTCACTGCGTCAGCCAGTGTGTTGATACCATCAATAAGGTCCTGGCGTGCCTTATCCTCAAAGCTTACTTGTTTTACTATCATTGAATTTGAATTTAATTTATATCAGCAAATATATACATTCTTTTTTAAACCAACTACCGCAATTTGCAAAAACCTAAGATTCCACATAATCAAAAAAAACACTCCCTATTACTCTATACTATTTTTCTTTCTTTATATTTTTTTTCCCTATATATACGAGGAAAAAAGTGGAATATTGGAATACTACTAATAAGAATCACTGATTATCAGCTAGTTAGGGTAGGTTACTTAAAGCTTTACAACTGGAATATAAGTGGAATATCTCTAAAATAAGTGGAATATTTGCAATTATTCGTCATGAAAATAGCCATTTATCCGTTTTTAAACGTTTTAAAACGGTTAGCAAATTCCCAAAAAATCCCAGAATGACATTTCTGTGACAAAACTTTTGACAAATGTTTGGACACTTTGGACTTATCCAAACAATCCAAACTATACTATATATAGGTATATATAACGAAAAATGGGGACCAGGTATCACTACCAAAATCCCCACTTACTATGGAACACACAAACTGTTTTTACATATCACCCAACATTCTAGAGATGTTGTTTGCCTCTACTATCATACCAATCTTCTCAGCCCTTTTCTGTGACTTCTTAGCTCTCGCCATCTTGGTAATACCCATCTGCGTAGGGGGTGCATTATTAATTAATCTACCATTCTTTACCGTGTAGTCCTGGTCGTACATTAAGTTCTTCTTTGCTTTCATAATATATTATTTACAACAAAGATACTAATTATATCTCATATAATATACCAACAGAATAAATCTGTGGTAAACAAAACCCTATACCTATAACCGATAACTGGTGACTATAGTAAAACTCTATAAATATTAAACTGAAAATACTATACTCATCCTGCCTGAAGTAACCATACGTCAATAATGCCTTCTGACCAAATACCTGCACAAACCTAACCATAATATTGTATAAGTAGCTATCCCCCCTTCTCAGTATTGGGCTCTAACCAAAGCTGCTCGTCTCGCCTGATAGGGGGATAACAATTGATACTTAAAGATACGAAATTTTTCCGTGAGATATGTGGAGGTTGAGGGTTATATATGGATATACGTGATGCCACCCCAAAAAGAAAACCGTTCTAAACTCATACCCCCCCTAGGGTTTTTGTTCTTTTTTTTTGGATTTTTTCAAGTTTTCATACGGGTTTAATCAACTGTTTGAACGTCTGCCTATTGGTTTATATTGTCTATTGGTTTAGTCTTATATGTCTATTGATTTAGTCATTACTAACTAAACATTAAATCATTAATGTCTAGTTATTAATGTATATAATTCTAGTCACTACTGACTAAAGTTCTAGTCACTCAATTAGTTAACCATTGTATTTAATATGGTCTATTATTCTAGTCAATAACAACTAAATATCTAGATACTTATTTTTAGACACGTCTAACTAAAGGATAAAACCCCCTGTATATAAATACATCATTAGACATTTTATATTCTACCTCAATAGAAATGGTTATAACTAAATCATTATCAATAAGTTAGCATTAAATATTTTATGTGTTGAGCCGTCAATTGTTAGTTTATCGACAAAAAAAGGCTATTCATATATTTTTTTTATCTGTTGGGAAATAATTTAGTCTAAAAACATTTGGATTATATTTATATTTATACATATATTTGTGTCAACCAAAAAAATAGAAATTATGACAGATTTAAGAATTTATAATCAACTAGGATTAGTAGTAATCGAGTCAAATGGCTTCAAATTTAATATTGAAAGCAGAGACAACGGTAAAATAGGTAAGGCGTGGCTAAGAAACAACGAAGGCAACGTATTAAAAAGCATTGAATATTCTAATTTAATTGGAGCAGATTTTAACAAAACAAAAGCATACGATTTTTTGATAAATTTAGCTGAATTAATTCAATTAGGTTTGAAATAAGGTTAACTGAAGAGATTTAAATAATCGAAACGGGGCTTTATCCCCGTCTTAACCAAACCAATAAAAAACTAGAAATTATGAGTGTATGGGATAACGCAATAAACAAAGAATTTGTAGAAGGACTTATAAACTTTGCTAATTCATTAAAAGAAGATTACACATCTTCAGAAGTAGAAGAATTTTATAAGGAATTAGGTAGACATATATCGAATGAAGTATTTACCACTTATGACGAAGATATAATACCCGACTAAATATAAACCAATAAACTAGAAATTATGAAACAGAAATTCAAAGGTAGAACATTAACAACTATAAAGACGGTTAATAAAATTATCAAAATATTTAAGCAGTCTAATTTAGAAGGTTTAAATTGGTATCCTGAGGCAAATGAATTTGCACAAATTTTATCAAATAAATTCAATGTAGAATTGATTAAAGTTTGTGGTATAATTGCTGGATTAAGTCCATTAAAATCTTGGGATGAAAATAAAAGAATAGCAGAAAGTTTTTTGAGTACTGGTAAAAGTTACCATACAAAAGTAATGACTAAAAAATGCAATGATATTTTAAATAGCAATGGAACCATTGAAGAAATAACAGAGATATTGAAAGGAAATAAAATAACAAGTTTTTTCTTAAACATATACGACCAAAACTACAACGGGGTAACAATAGACCGTCACGCAATTTGTTTGGCTGTAGGAGAGGTTTTAAATGATGATTCTTTACAATTGTCACTTAATCAATACAACTTCTTTGTTAATTGCTACAGAATATCGGCTCAAAAATTAGGGGTGCAACCTCATCAAGTTCAAGCTGTAACGTGGGTAGAATGGAGAAAATTTAAAAAAGAATTAAAATAAATGTAACAAAACAAATAACCAAAACTAAAAACAATAATTATGACTAAGGAAGATAAAATATTTGAATTAAAGGTTGCAATCAGTACTATTCTAAATGATACGGGAGCATACAAGAAAATCGAAAACACTATTAACAATGAAACAATAACAACGTTTGAAGATATGCAAGAACTTGCCGAGCAGATGGAAGACTCAATAGAAAATTTTTTAAATGAATTGTTTTAAATGTAACCTTTTAAATTAACCAACGTAAAACAATATAAATATAAAGAGATGAAAAAATTAATAGATTTTTGTGAAGGAGAATTAACAGGATTAATTTTCGATGGAACAAATAAACAAATATTAGAATGGATTGAATGTAATTTAAATAAATTCAATTTAAACGAACAACGCTCTTGCAGTGTAACATTAGAAGGTTCAGAAATTTTTATCACAGGAGATGAAGATTTAAGACAAATTGAAATTAAAAAAATTAAACCCATTAAATTATAAAGATATGAAAGAGCAAAACAACAACCCAGAATTTTTAAAATACCTATGGAGAAATAGTTTAATAACATCTAAGCAATATTTCTTCCGACTCGGAGCTAATCAAATGGGCATTAAAACCTACGAAGACAGGACCGAAAAACTAAAACAATTTATTAACCAATTAAATAAATAGAAACTATGAAAACTTTATTAGAAATAGAAAAACAAATGATAAAAATAATTAAACTACAAGGAATGGCGTTGTTAAATTCAAGAATTGCCACTTTAAATTGTGAAATTGAAAGTAAAGAAAATATTATTTCACACATAAAAGAAGAGATTTTAAATTTAGAAATGGATACAGAAATGGAAACTAAAATTTTAAAAATTAAATTAAAAGACAAAAGAATGTTTCTTGAATCCAATATTTTAGATTTAATGTTATTAGAAGTACAATTAAATTTACTAGAACAAAGAGAACATAAATTTTAATATTAAATAAATAGAAACTATGGAAGGGTACAACAAACAACAAATTGAAATTATAAAATATAAAGATTTAGCATTAATAACATCTATAATAATTAACGAAGATATGTTAAATGGTACAGTATTTCAAACCTTTGACCTAGCGTATGAATTAGCAGAAAAATTTCAAAAAAAATATTCACACGATTTTAATTGGGAAAATCAAGAATTAGATTTTGATGAAGCAATAATTACATTCGTAAAACAAATAACTAAAAAATAGAAACTATGGAAGGACAAGAAATAGCTAACAAACGAAGAACAATTATGGAGAGTGACTTATGTAAATTAAGCACTCTCAAGGAAAGAATAATTAAAGCATTAATAGATATGCCTACCCCCGAAGACATGCCTATTGAAGAAAAAGTGGGTTATGGATGTGCTTTATATGATGCTATACAAATTATAAACCAATTAGATAAAAAATATAACAATGTAGGTGAAGATTGGTTGGCTGAGAAATTGAACAGGAGAAACAGAAAAAACTAAAAAATAGAAACTATGGAAGGATATAATAAACAACAAATTGAATTGGCAAATGGTAAAGCAATCTTTATTTACACCAACAAAAAAGAAGGACTAATTAAAAGCAATGAAGAATTAATTTTAATTGATGACGTGCAAAACTATGAGCATATAAATTGCCCATCAGACGTACAAAAAGAATTGCCCTTTGTAGGAATGAAAGGACTAACAGATTTTATTTTTGATTAATGTAACTTTTTTAAAACACTAACGTAGAATAATATAAACCAATAAAAACTAGAAATTATGAGCAGACTATGGGAACAAGCAATAAAAAATGAATTTATAGAGAATTTAATTGAAGAGGTAAAGGAGTTACATTCTTATGAAGATGGTGAAACTCCATCATCTAAAGATAGAACGAGATACTACGAGTCTATTGGTAAGTATGTATGTCAAGAATTATACTCTTCATTTGAAGAAGATTTTGAAATATAAAAACTAGAAATTATGACAACACAAAAATTATTAAGCAATAAAATTGATAAGCTAGAGGATAGGATAGAGGACTTATTAGAATTAAAAATGGAGTTAACTAAATCACTAGCAGAAAAAATTAAAGAGAATACCGAACTAACAGAACAGATTAACCAATTAAATTATTTAATATCATCACTATAAAACTAGAAACTATGACACCACAACAAGCACAAAAAGAACTACAAGATATTGAGAGAATAGCTGACGCTATCTTAAGAGGAGATGAACACTTTAATGGTAGTAGGTATGATGAATATGGAAGATTATTTATAGATTACTCAAATCTACATGGAATGGAATTACCTAGAGGTCAAAGATGTGGCACTTACTACCAACAGAGAAGCTACGCAATGATTAAGGCAAGAGAATTATTTAACCAAAACAAATAGAAATTATGACAGCAAAAGAAAAAGCAGAGGAATTAGGTAACAAATTTTATCAAGGAAGTATTTTTGATTATGATGAAGAAGGACACAAAGTAGAACGTGAAAGAGCTAAAGAAAGAGCTATTAAATGCGTTGATGAGATACTAAATGTTATTGAAACAATTTTATCACTTTTAGCAACAGAACCGTCTTTAAAAATTATACGTTATAAATCTGACTATAAAATATTATTGGACGAAGACTATACAGAGGTTTCTTCAGAATATTGGCAAGAAGTTAAAAGAGAAATTAAAAAATTATAAGTTATGAATACAATAGAAAAAATAATAGACAGTTTGTATGGGTTCAATGAAGACACACGCAGAGAATTTGACATAGAACTAACTAAGGCAATAAACATCTTAGAGGGTATACAGTCAGAGATTGACGACCAAAAATATCAGATGGATGATGAGCAGATGAAGGACTACATTGGAGATATGCGAATGGAAGAACTAAAAGAAAATGCAGATTAATTGTAACCCTAGATAACTAACTGACGTACAAGAATATAAACCAATAAAACTAAACACAATGAATACACAAGAAAACAATAAACTAATAGCAGAATTTATGGGATTTCAAAAGACCAATATTGGATGGTACGATTCAGAAGAAATTATGCCTCCCTTAAGCAACACTTATGATAGTAATACTTTTGATGAGCATGAATTAGCTTTCCACAAATCTTGGGATTGGTTGATGCCAGTCGTGGAGAAGATTGAGGACATTGAGTGTAAAGAAACAAGCACAGAATTGATTGGATATCACTTATATGATGTAGAGATAAGACAAAATGTAACCACGATACACAGAACTAACATTGAGGAAACCTTAGGTGATAAATTATTTAATACTTACAATGCAGTAGTAGAATTTATTAACCAATATAACAAATAGAAACTATGGAACAAAAAGTAACAGTAACACTAAAAAGATTTTACTTCAAGGAAGTGGAAATTGAAATCGACAATGAACTACTCAAAGGTATGAGTCACGAAGAAATAGCTACCTACCTAATGGAAGAACACCGATACGACAATGAAGATGAGTTATTTGATAAGGCAGAGTTAGATGACTTAGAGATAGATGCAGGGGGAGTTATACATGAAGATACCGATAGGTACGACATTTATGAAGATAATAACCAAGTATATGGAGGGCATTTATAATGAACGAACTAGAAAAAATAACCGAGTGTAAGAAGTACCTAGCGTACATCAAGCAGAAGTACGGAACAACAGATGTAAACACAATTAAAAACCTAATCAAATGAAAATAGATATAAGAAACGACAAGGTAGTATATGTAACCATAGGAGATTATGAGTACTACATAGACGACAGCACAGATGAACAGATAATAGCTGTTCACACTCATCAAGACAGTAGGTCTGATGAGGTAGAGTTAAACACTCACCAAAAGAATATGCTAATAGCAGACTTCATTGGACACCGTTCAGTAATGAAATACCACAACGATTGGAACT